AAGGACTATATGCAAACATACACGCTAAGAGAAAGCGTGGTGGAAAAATGAGAAAGAAAGGTGCTAAAGGTGCACCTACTGCCGAACAGTTTAAAAGAGCAGCGATGACAGTTAAGAAAAAATAATGGTAGCAAAAAAATATCAGAACCCATCAGGTGGATTAAATGAAGCAGGTAGAAAATATTTTAAAAGAACTACTGGTGCTAATTTAAAAAGACCTAGCAAAAAGGTTGGCAACAAGAGACGTGCTAGCTTTTGTGCGAGGATGAAAGGTATGAAGAAAAAATTAACTTCTGCTAAAACAGCTAATGATCCTAATAGCAGAATTAACAAAGCACTTCGTGCTTGGAACTGTTAGTATAAAATAAAAAAGGGGAGCCATAAAGACTCCCCAACGCAGGCAACGATAAGACACACAGAGAATTTACTCTGGGTGTCTTTTTTTTTGCACGATTGTAAGTTTATATTTTCTGTATAATCTGTTTAATATCATCTTGTAGTTTCTTCCCCACTGAGTTAGCATGATTTATTACAGCAGCACATAAGTTACCATGATATGGATGTGACTTTAATGCTTCTCTAATTTTACCTACAGGTTTACCACCATAATCAATTACTATTGCATTATCTCTATTTAAACCTATCTTCAACTCAAACAATATACCAGTATATTTATCTATACTATTTTTTTCCGTCATTGCTTTCTCCTTTAAAAGGTGTTAGTTTAGATAGTGTAGTCATTATATTTGCAACTTCACCATATGGTCTACTCATCAAATATCTCATAATATCCATAAGTAACTCAGATGTTACGAGATATGTTTTGGGGGTAGCTTGTTGTTTATCTTCCATTTATCCTCCTATTAAAATGGTATGTCATCATCAAAGTGACTATTCAATGCTCTCATCTTATCTTCTGCATCAACTATTACAGTGAGTAATTTATCTACTTCTTCTAAATGTTGTGGATGCTCACCTATACCCACAGGTCTTTCAAGATATATATTGGCAGTTGTCTTTGCCTGTTCTATATCTGCTTCATATTTTTTTCTTAATGCTTTTACTATTAACGATCTTATATCCATTACCATGCTCCTTTAAATTGATAGTATTTATTTTCTACCATATCTTCATCAATAAGATATGGATTATGTTTTGCAGCTTTAGATTCTCTAGCATCTCTTATAGTTTGATTAAGAGTTCTACCATCTCTAACGCATGCAGAAACAAAATCTTCTACTTCTAGTACTGCTTGTTTAACCTGCCCCATTACTGACCTCCTTTACTAGTCTGTTTAAGTACCACTGTGCTTTCTGTAAATCTTCTAGTGGTTCTCCTTTAAATTTATATCTTGCAACATACTTCAAGATATTACCCTTTAGATATCCATGAAACTCATCATTAGTCATGCAGTCACATATAACATCAATAGTTTCTTTTTTACCATGCATGTAATGCACTGGTCTATTTACATTATCAGCTTCCATATTCTCTCCTAACAGTTTTGATATCAATTGTTTCTAGATTATAATTACCATTCTTAACTTCTCTTTTAACTATCAAACCACTCCACCACATATGTTGTGTATCTCTAGCAAAGAATTCTTTATGGCTAAGATAACAACCTGCAGACATAGCATGTAGTTTTCTACCATTTGGTAATGTAGATATAGCATAATCTAACAAATGACTATGACCCACTGTAGCAGAAACTTTGTGTTTTGTCAAGATAGATCGTGCAATATTTTCACCAGATATAGCAGAACCCATGATACCAGATGGTAAATGGTGGGAGTAATGCACACCATCTATAACTTTTATATCTTTATACTTAACTTCTTTCCAACCATACTTCTTAAACTTTAGATCATCAATACTAATAGATCCTTCTAACTCTGGATTTTCTTCTACAAATCTATCAATACGATCCTCATGATTGCCATGAATCATAATCTTTTTAGGTCTATGGCTACCTAATCCTTGATTAAATAAAGACAATGCTTCATGCGAATGATCCATATCTTTTCTATATCTTCTACCTTCAAATGATTTTTTACCACGATCATAAGTAGATAGAGAATCCATACTACAAAAGTCACCCATACATATTACATGTGTAACTTTAAAATCTGCGGCTAGTCTACCTGCCCACAGAAATCTTTCATTGCTTGTTCTTGGTGTGCAATGAGGGTCACCAATAACTAAGTGCGTTGCCATTAGTTTAACTCCTTATCACGTTTCATCTTTAGATATTCCAAAAAATCTATTACATTAGATTCGTCATCAAAATCTGCAACTGAACTAATCGTTAGATCTTTATCGCTTTTCTTTTTATCATCAGCAAAACCACGAAGACCCCATAGAAACGTTGAATGGGGATCGGATGTTGCCATCTTTATCATGCCTCTAGCTATTGTAGAACATAATTCATATTGCTCTGTTGTCATTCTAGATTTACTATCCATTATTATACCACAGTGAAAACCTTTCTGCCATGGGCTAACTATAACTTTAACAGAGTTAATTAAGTTTAATTTATCTTTCTTTGTCATACCAGTACCTATCCATATTATCTTTTGTAAATTCTAAAACTTTATGTTCAAAGCCTCTCTTCATACTTTTCCTACCAAAGTCATTTGCTTTACGTTCATCATCAAATATTTCATTAGCAAATAATTTATAGTCATTATCTTTTTTACTTTTAAATACTACAAAATATAAATGAGACATAATATTAAAAGAGTCGGTGAAGATTAGACCCCTCAAACTAATCCCCACCATACCCTATGGTTTCATCCTTTGGGTTAGTTACCGAAGTATACCAAACCCATTTAGGATTTTTACCTTTAGATTGCTGTTGCGGTAACAACTGCAATTTATCTCTTCCCCAACAAGGAAGTTTGTACGGGCAATATGAACACACAAAGCCCAGAACTCTGTTACCAGTAGGTTTACTTCTAAATGTTTCTGCTATATCATCATAGCATCTTTTAAAAGGTTCACCACTTTTTATTGCTTTAACATTTTTTTTAGCAGTATCTAATGCATTCTTTTTATATTCTTCTACTGCTGCAGGTGTTTCACATACAGTCCATTCACCTGTAGATTTATTTATAGCTATCCAACCGCCAAAGTTTTTACCTTGGCTCTCTCCATATAGAAACCCTTGTGACGCATAACCAAAGGAATCATCTCGTACAACTTCTGTAAATCCACCTGCTTCTCCAAACTTTTTTTCAAAGGAATATGGTGATGCACTTTTAATATCCCATATCTTTTCATCAATCTCAACATCTTGTCTACCTTCAATTGATCCTTCATTAAACTTGTATGTAACTTTTTTCTGTTCATTTTTTATATTAACTCCTGCTGATTTCATAACGAATATAGCTAATGCTTCAATAAGATCTCCAAAAGTATTTCTCATTCTTACGTTGTAAGGTTGCCCCTCACCTTTAATACCTTTAGCTTCCATTTGTAGTTGACACAATGGTCTACCAACATTAGACATTCTTAGTTCAAACTTATCTTTTCTTTCTTCTTCAAACTGTTTTAGCAAGGCGTTTTTACACGCCTCACCAAACTCCTCTACTAGCCGTTTGTCTAGCTGTACAGGATTTTTAGATACTGAATCTAGATATTGCTGTACCTTGAATAATATATTATTCATTAACTAGCTAAGACCTCTTCTGGTGAAGAGTCACTGACATCCTCAACAATTTTTGCATCAATTGCATCAGAGCCATTACCCTTTTTAGATCTAGCTTTTTTATACGCATCAATAACTTCAGCGTTCTCAGTATCTATAGACTCTTGAAACACTTTAAGAGTATCCATGTCATCTGCAGATAATTGTAGATTAGCATCTGCATTAACACCTATCTCTGGAACATAGAATACATTACCACCTTTCTTTTGCCTCTTTGTATCTAAAGAAAAAGAACAATTAAACATAAGTTTCTTTCTCTTTTTTAATTGATCTAAAGCTGCACTTACAGGTGAGAATGCTGTACCAGTAACTCTATATAACACTGGCAAGTTTTCTACTTTATGATCTGCACCATTAGCAGTTTTACCTTTATCAAATGATAACAAACCATACACTAACTTATAACATCTTATAGTTCTTTGTTTTTCTAATTGCTCTGGTGTTAGACTTGATCTATCTTTAAAAGCAATCTTACCACATTTAGTACCACCTAATACATCTATAGCCTCCTCTTTCCAACTTTTAAAAATTATTGAACGATTAACATATTCACCTTTGTCTGCATCATAGTGCATGTATTGCATAGCACTTATGAAAGGTCTTAATGTAACAGGTTTACCAAATACATTTTGACCTATTGATGAGTCATAGGTATAGAAGTGACCAACTGGTAGTTGATTACCATCATCATCTTCTGGTGTACGATTGATAGCTAATCTTGGAATATTATTACCAAGAGTAGAGCCATCATCTTGTCCGATGGCTTGCATTATCTGCTCATCAGACATATCTTTTATATTTACTATTTTATTATCAGACATTTGTCCTCCATTTTAGTTGTGTTTATATACCATAATTTAATTAAAAATTCAATTGTCATTTTGACACATTATATAATATTTTTATTACAGTATAAAATACATATATTATTGATAAGATAAAAAGTATATTATCTAACATATTCTTGTATCTCCGTCTATTACTTTTACATCTAGACCATCAGCATTTGCAAAGTAATCCCACTCTGAAAAAAACTCATGATTTTTATTTATATACAATGTGGTTGGTTCTATTACACATTGATCTTTTAATGCAACATATTCTAGAAAAGCAGAGTACTGATCATCAGTATACTCATCTAGTGTTTCTAGTGCATCTATTTCTTTAGTCATCCGACCTCCTTCATATTTAACCAGTCATACCCTATTTTTAACTCTGTGTCAAGTGGTACGTTAAAGTTTATTTTGTAATACTGTTTCAGTGCAGGTATTACATCTGCTGTGCCCTGTTTAAATATATTACTCATCACATCTTCTTCTCCAGGATAAACATCAGCTACAATAGAATCATGAACTGTATTTACAAGTAAACTTTTTACCTTTTGTTTTTTCATTAGCTTAGATATATTTATACAAGCTAATGGTACAATGTCTGCTGTTGCAAAACCTTGTACAGGATAATTTTTTATTTGAGTTCCATATGTAGATCCACCCCATGGTGTTCTTTCTGCATAAGGAAAAGCATACTCCCTACCTGTTGGCAGTTTAACTCTTTTAAATCTAATGGCTTCACTTTGTAATTGTTCATGCCAAACTTTTGTATCTTTATGGTTTTCTAAGAATTTAGTATAGTATCTTGTTTCATCTTCCGTGCCAGTTACACCACCATACAAAGGTTTAAATGTATGGGCCTTTGCATCTTGCCTTGATA